GGAGCTGATAGACCAGAGACCATGCGTGGTGTTAGTTTGAAGTTCCTAGTGATGGATGAGTATGCAGATATGAAGCCTGCAGTCTGGGAGCAGATTTTAAGACCAGCCCTTGCCGACCAGAAGGGAGAAGCACTGTTTATCGGTACTCCTATGGGTAGAAATCACTTCTATGACTTGTATAAGTATGCAGACTTAGGAGAGGATGTAACGTATGAGGGCTGGCACTTTACTTCGTATGACAACCCTCTACTAGACCCAGAGGAGATTAACCTAGCAAAAAGCTCTATGTCTTCTTATGCGTTTAGACAAGAGTTCATGGCTTCTTTTGAAGCTATGGGTAGTGAGATATTTAAGGAAGAGTGGGTAGCCTTTGAGGAGGAGCCCCCTGATATTGGAGAGTACTACATCGCCATTGACTTGGCTGGTTTTGAAGAAGTAGGTAAAGCAAAGACAAAGCATAAAAGGTTAGATAACACAGCCATCTCGATAGTTAAAGTAAATGAGGAGGGTTGGTACGTAGAAGATATTGTTTTTGGTAGGTGGACTTTTGATGAGACTGTCAATAAGATATTCAGTGCTGTTGCTAAGTACCAGCCAATCTCTGTAGGTATAGAGAAGGGTATTGCTAGGCAAGCAGTGATGTCACCCCTTACGGATATGATGAAGAAGCAGGGTAGGTTCTTTAGAGTAGTAGAGTTAACTCACGGTAACAGAAAGAAAACTGATAGGATAGTGTCTGCCTTACAGGGTAAGTTTGAACACGGGACTATCAAGCTAGCGGAAGGGGAATGGAACATTGAGTTTTTAGATGAGCTGTTTCAATTCCCTAACCCTTTAGTGCATGATGACTTGATTGACTCTTTAGCCTATATAGACCAGTTAGCTCTGGTGTCTTATGGGTATGACTTTGAAGAAGACAACTACGAACCAATGGATATCACAGCAGGTTACTGATAAATAGTTTAAAAGGATACAAATGAAAGAACTAGATAGTCTGGAATTAAATCAATGGGTGATGGAGAAGTGTGACACTTGGAGAGACCACTACGAATCTAACTATAGATTAGACCACGAAGAGTATTATAGACTCTGGAGAGGCATCTGGGCATCTGAAGACCAAGAGAGAAAGTCAGAACGCTCTCGTATTATTACGCCAGCTTTACAACAAGCAGTAGAGTCTTCTGTTGCAGAAGTTGAAGAAGCGACCTTTGGACGGGGCAAGTGGTTTGATTTACACGATGACTTCCAAGATAATGAAAAGATTGACATTGAATTAGTTAAGAAGCAACTAGAAGAGGACATGCAGTTCGCTAAGGCTAGGAGCTCCATCAGCGAAGTATTAATCAACAGTGCTGTCTATGGTACAGGCATTGGTGAAGTCTACTTAGATGATGTTATAGAGTATACACCTGCTAGCCAGCCAGTGATGGATGGTGCAATGCAAGCTGTAGGTGTAAATAAAAAAGAAAGGTTTATCGTTAAGATAAGACCTATCCTTCCTCAGAACTTCTTGATTGACCCAGTAGCATCAAGCATTGAAGAGGCACTTGGCTGTGCTACAGACATGTTTGTACCTGCACATCAAGTACAGATTGATATTGATAATGGTATCTACAGAGATGTAGAGATTGACAGAGCTCCTACAGATGACAAACTAGAACCAGACCAGGACACAAGCTACCAAGATGACAACAGGGTACGCCTTACTAAGTACTACGGACTAGTGCCTAAAAGTTTATTTGAAGCTGAGATGGAGAATGAAGAAGAAGAGGGTGAGTTAGAATCCCTATTCCCTGATGAGGTTAGTAACGATGACTCTTATATAGAAGCTATTGTTATTATTGCTAACGGGGAAACTATCTTAAAAGTAGAAGCTAACCCGTTTATGATGCAGGATAGACCTATCGTAGCATTCCAATGGGATACAGTACCTAGTAAGTTCTGGGGTCGTGGTGTCTGTGAGAAGGGCTATAACAGCCAGAAAGCACTAGATACAGAGCTTAGAGCGCGTATTGATGCCCTAGCACTTACAGTACATCCTATGATGGCTATTGATGCTTCTCGTATGCCTAGAGGTGCTAAGTTCGATATTAAACCGGGTAAGACATTCCTTACTAACGGTAATCCCTCAGAGATTCTACAACCATTTAAGTTTGGTGCAGTGGACCAGATTACTTTTGCACAAGGACAACAGCTACAGAACATGGTACAGCAAGCAACAGGTGCTGTAGATACTGTAGGCTTCCAAGGTGCGTTGAGTGGAGAGGCAACTGCTTCTGGTATCTCAATGGCATTAGGTGCTGTTATCAAGCGGCATAAGAGAACTCTCTTAAACTTCCAAGAGAACTTCCTAGTACCGTTTATCCATAAAGCAATTTACAGGTACATGCAGTTTGACCCTGAGACTTATCCAGTACAGGACTACAAATTTGTTGCATCTAACTCTTTAGGTATTATTGCTAGAGAATATGAGGTCACACAGCTAGTACAGTTGCTACAGACTATGCCTGCGGATTCTCCAATGTATCCAATGTTAGTAGAGTCTATTGTAGAGTCTATGAACCTTACAAACAGAGAATCTATCTTGGCTACTATTAGAGCAGCTAATGCAGATACTCCTGAGAAACAACAAGAAGCTCAACAACAGCAGCAAGCACAACAACAACAGTTAATGCTTCAGCTACAACTAGCACAAGCTCAAGTACAGAAACTTCAGATAGAAGCAGCAGAGATTCAATCAAGAGTACAACAGAATAACGTTGAGACTCAGCTCTTACCTTTCGAGGAAGAGACAAGACGTATCGCTGCCATGTCTAAGAATACTCCTGTAGATGACTTTGAGAAAGCTGTTAAGATTGCTGAACTTAAAATTAAAGAAGAGGGCAACCTCATTAAAGCCGCAGATGTAGAGTCCAATGAAGTTATTGCACAAATGCAGATGATGGGCAGAAAGTAAACATACATAAATGAATCTAGAAGACGAAAAATACTATGAAACCTTTTTTGATTTGTTTGGTACAGATGGCTGGGAGCAATTTACAGCCACTATCAAAGAAAACTTAGAAGGGTTCAGTATAGAGGGTTTGGAAGATGAGAAACACTTGCGACATGTGCAAGGACAACTTTTCATTCTGAAGAACATCTTGAACTTTGAGTTTAATACTCGAGCTGCTTACGACCAGATAATCTCTGAAGAACAGGAGAATAATTTTGCCTCGTAGAATGTTTGATTTTAAATGCAAAGAAGGCCACACAACGGAGCGTTTTATAGACACAGCAATAGAGTCTGTAGAATGTGAGGTTTGTGGGAAAGAAGCTGTGAAGATAATTTCTCCTGTTGCTTGTAAATTAGATGCTATCTCTGGGAATTTTCCTGGGGAATCTATTAGGTGGGCAAGGAAACATGAGAACTCTTCACAATCACAATAATCCATAATACTTTTATAAGTACGGAGTTAATACAATGGCAGCAAAATTTTTAGTTGAAGAGCAAGAAGCAGACCTTGAAACAGAAGAGGTTAGTAGCACTAAGGAATCATTTGAAGATATGGAAGGAGGCTCTGCACTAGAAGCAGACAATTCTCCTGAAGTAGATGAAGAGGTTTCAGAAGAAGAAGAAGCACCAGACCCAGCTTTGCAGAAGTACTCAGGTAAATCTATTCCTGATGTTATTAAGATGCACCAAGAAGCTGAGAAACATATCAGCAGACAGGGTAATGAGTTAGGTGACTTACGTAGTGTTATTGACAAATATGTAAAGGACGGACTTGCAGCAACAACCCACAAGAACAAGGAAAGCAAACCTAAGCAAGAAGATTTAGATTTATTTGACAAACCAGAAGAGTATATCCAACGCTCAATTGAAAACAGCGAGCAAGCAAAAGAGCTGAAGGAAATTAAGCAAGCCCTAAAACAACAGGACATTACTACTAAACTTACTGATAATCATCCTGATTATTTAGAAGTAGTAAATAATGAAGCCTTTGTTAGTTGGGTTAAGGACTCAAAAGTTAGACTAGAGTTATTTGAAAGAGCGCACTCAGGCTTTGATTATGATTCTGCTAATGAACTCTTATCAAATTGGAAAGAGAGACAAAAAGTTATAAAAGACTCTACCCAAAATGAAGATACCAATAGGAAACAACAGCGTAAGGCTGCTTCCACAGGTTCTGCTACTGGCTCAGGTGAGACCAAATCAAGGAAACTGTACAGACGTTCTGATATTATTAATTTAATGCAAACTGACCCTGCTCGGTATCTTGAGTTATCCGATGAGATAACAAAAGCATACGCTGAGAAAAGGGTAAAGTAACACAACTTCTTAATTATAAAGGTATTTTAAAATGGCACTAGGAACAGCACACGTAACAACAACAACTGCAGCAACCTTCATCCCAGAACTGTGGAGTGATGAGATTGTAGCAGCCTATAAATCAAACTTAATTTTAGCTAACCTCGTTAACCGCATGCCTATGACTGGTAAAAAGGGTGATACATTACACATCCCTAAACCAACTCGTGGCGCAGCTTCTGCAAAAGCAGCATCTACACAAGTATCACTAATCGCTGCTACAGAATCTGAAGTTACTGTAACTGTCAATAAACATTACGAGTACTCTCGTTTGATTGAAGACATTGCAGAGACTCAAGCTCTTGCATCACTACGTAAATTCTACACAGATGATGCTGGCTATGCCCTAGCTAAACAAGTCGATACTGATTTGTTTGACTTAAGTAAATCTTTTGGTAATGGCGATGGCTCAAGCTATGTTCATAACAACTCTTTCTATGTTGATGCTGCTAATGGTCTTGCTGCTTATGCAGTCGATACTGTAGCTGCTACTGATGTATTCACTGACTTAGCCCTACGTGGTGCTATCCAACAGTTAGATGACAATGATACACCTATGGACGGTCGTTTCTTAGTTATCCCACCATCAGTACGTAACACTATCATGGGTATTGACCGTTATCAATCTAGTGATTTTGTAGATGGTCGTGGCGTTCAGAATGGTAAAATTGGTTCACTATACGGTGTTGATGTATATGTATCAAGCAACTGTCCTGTAGTAGAAACTGCTGCTGATAACTCAGCTTCTGCTGTAGATACTCGTGGTGCTGTTTTAGGTCACAAAGATGCTCTAGTGTTAGCAGAGCAATTGGGTGTTCGTTCACAAACTCAGTACAAACAAGAGTGGTTAGCAAATCTATTTACTTCTGATACTCTTTATGGTACAGCAGTTCTTAGACCAGAGTCTGGTTTAGTTATTGCAGTGCCTAACTAAGTAACATTTAGTTAGCTTGGAGTGGGTGGGGAAACCTACCTGCTTCATCTTTATATCTTTAACAACTTCAAAAATAAGGTTACATATACATGGCAATTTATAGAGGTTCTGGTGGGTCTGGTGACTCATCCACAGATGTAACGCGGGATGAAGTAGCTGGTTTTTCAGCAGATGCTAAAAGGTATAGAGATGAAGCATTAGTCTCAGAAACAAGTGCAAGTGATTCCGCAAGTACAGCAACAACTAAAGCAAGTGAAGCAAGTACCTCTGCTACGAATGCAGCAGCAAGTGCTGCTGAACTAACAGCCTTAACCACAGCAACCACTACGGTAGCTGCTGGAGGTTCTTCTACCTCTAGCTACAATTCAGGTACAGGGGTTCTAAGTTTAGGACTTCCTACAGGTGCTACAGGTGCTACAGGGGCAACAGGAGCAACAGGAGCTACAGGTGCTACAGGACCTACAGGGGCTGCTTCAACAGTGGCTGGACCTGCAGGGTCTACAGGGTCTACAGGAGCTACAGGAGCTGCTGGAGCTGCTGGAGCTGATTCAACAGTAGCTGGCCCTACAGGGTCTACAGGACCTACAGGAGCTACAGGAGCTACAGGAGCTGCTGGAGCTGATGGAGATGATGGAGCTGATGGAGATACCTTCCCATCACAATCAGGGAACTCAGGTAAGTATTTGCAGACTAACGGCTCAACTGCATCTTGGCAAACAGCACAAGCAACGTTAAGTGGGGCAACTTTAACAGCAGTTACTGTTGCAACTACAGATAAAGTTCTTGTACAAGATGCAAGTGATTCAAGTAATCTTAAAACCGTTACAGCTCAGTCTATTGCAGACTTATCTGCTGCAGGTGGTCCTAGCCTTGGTACTAATAGCATTATAAGAACAAACGCACAGACTATTAGTGAAAATATAACAATACCGTCAGGTACGAATGGTATGTCTATTGGTGATATTACAATTGCTGATACTTATACCGTGACGGTTGACGGCAGATGGATTGTAATCTAATGAAAGCAAATAGAGAGGTAGCATAATGGCTTCTAATTTAGTAGTAGACACACTATCAAAAGGGGCTGTGACTTTAAACACAGATGAGCTTGTAGACACTAACTCAACACAGGTTTGTAAAGCATGGGTAAACTTTAATGGTACAAGCACTGTAGCTATTCGAGATAGTTATAACGTAAGCTCAATTACCGATAATGGCACAGGTAATTATACTATTTCGTTTACTACGGCTATGCCAGATGCTAATTATAGTGCATCGTTGGCGGCTACCGATATAGGCACTGCGGGGCAGACAGATGGCTATGCTTACGGGGCTTGGAAGCGAGGCGCAAACAACGCTGTCTACACAACTTCAAGTTTAAGAATAGGTGTCGGCTACCCAGCTTCCGCCCTTATTCAAGACCAGTCTATTGTTAATGTGCAGATATATTCAAGTTAAAGGAAAACAAAATGACGCAAAGAATTTTAATTACAAACGACAACGGGGCTTCTATTGGAGTCATCGTTCCCTCTCCACAACACACGGCTG